ATAATTTAATGAAAACGTTTACGCAAATACGTGAAGAAAAAAAGATGCCTTCTGGTGATCATGTATCATCTAAGAAAATTAATAAGCATCAAGTTATGATTCACAAAGATAAAAAAGGTTTCACCGTATATATTGACGGTGACAAATTAGACACCTATCGTTCTCAAAAAGAAGCTGAGAAGATGGGTGCCACATTTGCAAAGGAAATGTAAATGAAACTTATTGCAGAGTATATCGATCAACAAATCGAAACGACGATTACCGAAGCTGCAGATGGCAAAGGTAAATCTTTTGTCATCGAAGGTGTATTTGCTCAAGCGGAACAAAAGAATAGAAACGGACGTATCTACCCTAAAGCTATTATGGAAAAGGCTGTAGGTAAATACATTACGGAACAGGTTAATCAAAAAAGATCGGTAGGTGAGTTGAATCACCCCGAAGGTCCTACGGTTAATCTAGACAAAGTTTCTCACCTTATCACTGCTCTTGAATGGAAGGGTAATGATGTGGTAGGAAAGGCACAAATTTTGGATACTCCTATGGGGCAGATCGTTAAGGGTCTACTTGAAGGTGGTGTTCAACTAGGTGTGTCAACTCGTGGTATGGGTAGTCTTGAGGAACGTGGCGGTACGATGTATGTTAGAGATGATTTTCTTCTTAACACCATCGACATTGTTCAAGACCCATCAGCCCCCGGTGCGTTTGTTAACGGCATCATGGAAGGCGTAGATTGGGTTTGGAACAATGGTGTCATTCAACCTCAAGCAATTGAACAGATGGAGACTGAAATTAAAACCGCTCCGAAAAAGCATCTTTACGAGACGCAGGTTCGTGAGTTTAAAAATTTCCTCTCTTTGCTCAAATCAAATTATAAGGAGTAAAACATGTCAGAAGATATGAATGTTGAACTTCACGATGAGGAAAGCCAAGTCGAGGAAGGTCACGACATGAAGAATGCTGAAGCACAATCAGTTGCTTCTGTCTCGAAAGCCGAAGATGGTGTAAAAAAAGCTCCCAAGCGTAAAGGCGACAAAACTAATCAAGAGCCTTCACACTTGAAGTCTAAAGCAGCTATGGTTAACGCAGGCTACAAAGCTTTGTCCGGTATGGCTAAGGAAGATCTTGCTGATCTTTTGGACGCTCTGGGCGTAGAAGAAATCTCTGAGGAAGAAGAAGTTGAAGTTTCTGAAGCTTCTTATGACTTCTCAGAAGATCTCAATGCTTTGGTAGAAAGCGAAGCCACTTTGTCAGATGAGTTTAAAGCGAAAACTGCAATCATTTTCGAAACTGCTATTAAGTCCAAAGTCTCTGCTGTTGTAGAGCAATTGGAAGATGAATATCAATCTCGCCTTGAGGAAGAGTTGTCAGCAACTCGCGAAGACCTCATTGAGAAGGTTGATTCATACCTCAACTACGTAGTTGAACAGTGGATGGAAGAGAACCAACTCGCTGTGGAGCAAGGTCTCCGCACTGAGATCGCTGAAGGTTTCATGAACCAGTTGAAAGACTTGTTCGTTGAATCTTACATCGATGTTCCTGAGTCTAAGGTTGACTTAGTTGATGAACTCGCATCTACGGTTGAAGAACTCGAAGAAAAACTCAACGAGCAGACCGAAGGTGTTATGGAAATGTCTAAGAAGTTGGAGTCATACCAGCGCGAAGCTATCATTCGTGAATCTTCACGCGATTTGGCCGAAACTGAAGTAGAAAAGCTCAATTCACTCGTAGAATCTCTTGATTTCGAAGACGAAGAAACTTTCGCTAACAAAGTAAAGACCGTTAAAGAGTCATATTTTAAGAAAGAAGTTTCTCAAGAAATCGTAGAAGAAGCAACGGATGATTGGACTGATGAAGAAGCAGAATTTTCTTCTGCAATGTCATCATACCTTAACGCTATTAAGCAAACTAACAAGAAATAAATTAGGAGAATCTCATGCAATCTTACGATAGACTTATTGAGAAATGGTCTCCTGTACTCAACGAATCTGCTGCCGGTGAGATCCAAGATCATCATCGTCGCGCAGTAACTGCTGCTGTACTTGAGAACCAAGAAATCGCTTTCCGTGAAAGCGCTGCAATTAACGAAGTAGCTGCTAACGCAGCTGGCGACGGTGTTTCTACCCAGAATGGTGGTACCGGCGCTGTCTCTAACTGGAACCCTGTTCTGATCGCACTTGTACGTCGCGCTATGCCTAACCTCATGGCTTATGACGTTTGTGGTGTTCAGCCGATGTCTGGTCCTACTGGCCTGATTTTCGCAATGCGTTCTAAGTACAAGACCACTCTTGCAAGTGGCTTTCCTACTGCTGATCAAGAAGCATTGTTCAACGAAGCAATCACTGCTTACTCTGGCGACTCTACCGCTGGAGGCGTAAGCACTGATCCTGCTCTTGACGGTCCTTCAGGTCTTGCTCGAACCGCCGACACTGACAATGACTCAAGCATCATTGACTCTGCTGGTTCTGTTGCAGAAGGCAACACTACTGGCGCTAACCTCCCCGTAATTGGGGGCGGTATGTCAACTGCTACTGCTGAATCACTTGGCACGTTTAGTGGTGCTGGCCCTGATTTCGCTGAAATGGGTTTCACCATTGAGAAAGCTACGGTTACTGCTCAGAGCCGTGCTTTGAAAGCAGAATACACGCTTGAACTCGCACAAGACCTCAAGGCTATTCACGGTCTTGACGCTGAGACAGAGCTTGCTAACATTCTGTCTACGGAAATTCTTGCGGAAATTAACCGTGAAGTTATTCGTACGATCAATGCTCAAGCTAAGATCGGATGCCGTCAAGCTGGTCTTCAGACCTTGGGTATTTTTGACTTGGCTACGGACGCTGATGGCCGTTGGTCAGTTGAAAAGTTCAAGGGTATGCTCGTACAATTAGAGCGTGAAGCTAACGTAATCGCTAAAGAAACTCGTCGCGGTAAGGGTAACATCCTCATCTGTTCTTCAGATGTTGCTACTGCTCTTTCTGCTTCAGGTATGCTCGACTACGCTCCTGCTCTTTCTACTTCTCTGCAAGTAGATGACACGGGCAACACGTTTGCTGGTGTTCTTAATGGCCGTATGCGCGTTTACATCGACCCATATGCGGTTGGTGACTACGCTGTAGTTGGCTACAAGGGTAGCAACCCTTACGATTCTGGTGTGTTCTACTGCCCATACGTCCCTCTCCAAATGGTACGTGCGGTTGGTGAGAATGACTTCCAGCCTCGCATCGGGTTTAAGACTCGTTATGGCATGGTATCCAACCCTTATGTTGGTGATCTCGCTGCTAACGGTCTTGCTGCTGCTCGTCAGAACCAGTACTACCGTATCTTCCGCGTGGATAACATCCTCGCCTAAG